CATGAAAAGCATCATAAGAGGTTGTATTTGTGACCATCAAATTAATCTTACATCTTGAGCCTCTAATTGGAGAATAAATATCATCATCTCCAGACCACTCTATTTCAACTGGATTACCTCCACCAACTAAAGCCGAAACGGTCCCACTATAATTTTTTTTGTGAAATTCTAATTTAAATCTTCTGTCCTCAAGGTCTTGAAAAAACAGCTCAAATTTTAATCCATACGTTGCCATAAAGATTAATTTATTCTGTTACGTTCTCTGTCAGCTCTTTGTAAAGCTAAAACTAAATCTTGACCTTCTACTCTAAACTGACCTCCGACATTTATTTGTTGACTACTTTTAGCATCAATCATGCTTTGTAATTTATTTAATGGAGCAATAACCTCTGGATTACCTCTACCAGCTCCAGTATTATCTCCAACAAGTGCCAAGGTTGGTGCGGAGACGATTCCTCCTTTTGCAAAGGAAGTAAAATTCATCATTCCTTTTACAGCGTTTACTGCCGACATACCTTTGTCAACAGAACCTCCAGCGGCTGCTGCTGGGAATAATGCCTGTAATAATGCAGCTGCGGCTGCGGTAGCTAATAATCTAATTGCGAGGGCCTTTAATGCACTAATGATGGGTTGAAATCCGTTTCCACCTTCAGCAATAGCATGAAAAGACTGCTCTAATACTCCAGCAACAGATTGGCCTAAATTATTATATAATTCAGTTTGTTCCAATAGAATTTCTCTTCTGTTCTCCATTAACTTAAACAATTCTGTATTGTTTTTTAATTGATTTAACAAAGATTCTCCAGTTACTCCAGAATCTAACAACGGTTTCATATTAGATAAAGGATGAGCAAAACTGTTCCCTGTTGTTCTCTTTGTTGTTGATGTTGAAACAGTGCCGCCTCCCCCAGAGGATGGAGTTCCAAGACCACCAAAAACATTTTGAAAAATATCAGAATTTTGGATTTTTTTACCTATTCTTTTGATAGCATCCATGACTCTTCCTTGCTTTTGCCCTTCTAAAGCCTCTTTAGCTCCATCTAAATAGTTCTCAGCCATTCTTTTTCCAGCATCTTTTGAGATTTCGTCTTGTTCTGCAAACATATCATCAACAATACCACTGAAGTCACCACCAAAACCATCTGATAAAAATTCTTTAATTAATCTACCAGCTGTTTTTAATGGAGCAAATAAAAATTTTCTAAAAAATTCTTCTATTCTTATTAAAGAGTTTAAAACTTTTACTTTTACCGCAGCTTTAAAAGTGTTAAAAGCATTAGCAATGTCATCAAAGAAAAATAAAAAAAGACCTAACCCAGCAACAACTAATCCAATTGGACTAATTAACATACCTAAACCAGTGACAAGACCACCAAGAGCAATCATTAAAGGAGGCAAAATGGCAACAATTCCAGCCATCATAACACCAAATTTTTTAACCTCTGGTGATAAACTGTTGAATTTAGTTGCAACATTTTTAACAAATTTTCCAAAGTCTACAAATATTGGCAGCAAAGTTTCAAGTAATACAGCTCCGACCTCTGTAAATAAAACATTTAATTCATTAAGTGCTTTGTTTAATTGAAAAGATGAGCTTTTAGTAAGTTCTTTATATGCATCAGATGTTATGCCAGTTGCATTTGCCATCCTCTCCATAATTTGTCTTGTAGCGTCAGCACTTGCACCAGTTAAATCTAAAATACCTTTCAAGGCTCTGACGTTTCCAAAGACCCTTTCAAAAGCTCCAGAGTTTTCCTCAGATTTTTGTCTTAATAATTCAAAAACATTTAATAAACCCTCTTCTTTAATTTGTTTTCTAAGACCCTCTTGAGATAATCCAAGCTCATCCATAGCCTTTTTGGCATCCTCAGACGGTTTCATTATTGCCATTAGTATGGCATTTAATTGAGTTGCTGCTTGAGCTGCTGGTGTTCCTGTTCTAGACATAGCTGCAAAAGCTCCACCAACTTCATGAAATTTAACTCCCATATTAGAGGCAATCGGTAAGACCGCACCCATAACTGAGGAAAGTTCGTCAGCTTGGAGTTTACCTTCTCTTACTGCTGAAACCAAGACATCAGTTGCATCAGAGGCTCCTAAGGTGTCGGACCCATAAGCATTCATTGCTGAGGTTGCTAAATCAGCAACTGTTTTTGTTTCTCCTAATCCTAGAGCTGAAGCCTTTAAAGATTGCTCTAAGACATCCATAGCCTCAGAACCTCTTAGACCAGCTGATGTCACAAAAAATAAAGCCTCAGCCGCCTCTGCTGCATTTACGCCAGTTGTTGATGCTAATTGTTTAACTTTTTGACCCATTGAATCCACTTCCGAACCAGCAACCCCAACAAGAGTTTTAATTTGAGTCATTGACTTGTCAAACTTAGCCGCCATTCTAATTGCTTGACCACCAGCTAAAACCATTGGAGCTGTTATTCTAAGCGACAATGATTTACCTACTGAAGAAATTTTTGAACCAAAAGCTCTTAATCTACCAGAGGCAGAATTTAAACCTTTGCTGAATCCTTTGGAATTTAATAATAAATCTACTCTTAATTTTTGGTCTGCCATTTTACAAAAATACTAAAATTTAAACTTAAATATCAACGCCCTTTGACCTTGCTTTCTCTAAAAATTCATTAAACTGTTTTGGAGTAGATTTAACAGCTCCAGTTTTCATCATTTTGTCTTGAGGCAAAGGAAATAAATTAGTTGGTTTCATCATCTGACTTCTTTTAGTGCAATTTACATTATAAATCATTGCTGATAAATAACGAGTTTGCTCCCACAGTAAATTCATTTGGATGTTATTAGCCTCACCTAAAAGCTGATTTTCTATCCATGTATTGGACCAAAAATCATTTGGATTAATTCCTATTTGTCCAATGTAATAATCAAGTAAAGTGTCCCAAGTTAATTCCTTAGGTTCGGATTTGGACTGGTCTTTTTTTTTGTTTTAGGATTTCGGTCAATACCCATGTTGAGTTGATTGCCTAAGATTTTAGATTCCATCATGGAGTCAATCATCTCTTTTAACATCTTCTCATCGACATCCTCTAACCAAGCTCCAACTTTAAATTCATTGTAATCAATCTCATTGCCCTCCTCTTGGTCATAGGCTAATAAACCAGAATAAACTAAAGCTCTTAATGAAGTAATTGAAACTCCTCCAGCAAAAATATCTCCAATCTTCTCTAACGATATTCCCAACATATCTGTGAAGTTTGCCCAAAAATTCATGCTAAAGTGCATGACTCTCTGTTTACCTCCTAGATTGAGAGTATAATATCCCCTTTTTTTGTTTGCCATAAAAGATTAAATCTGTTAAGTCTTAGTTAGTTGATTTTGTTATTGCTCCAGTCAACGTAATTGAACCGCTGTAAGTAACAGGAGACTCAGCCTCAGCTGACATTTCAACACTACTTAAAAAACCTTCAGCAGTATAAATTTCATCACCAGTTGCAGCTGTTCCAAAAATACAAGTCAATTGAGTTCTAGCTAATAAGAAATCAGCCATTTCAATTGCATTGGAACTGTCATCGTATTTTACAAAACCATCAAAACTAATTTCTCCACTCATTGCTCCAGCAATTACCTCTTGAAATCCAGACGAGTCCTTGCTCGTTGCCTCTGGTAAATCATTAGATAAGTTTAGAGAACAACTTGTTGTGTGTCCTAAAGTTGCACCTTCTACCTTTAAAATAAGATTGGTTCCATTGAATATGCCAGTAGTAGCCATTTAGTTTATTTTTTTAGTTATTATTATTTTACAAATATAAGTATTTTATTTTTTATTTATGAGAGACCGTAGGTTGCTTTGGTTGCATTAAATTCAGCTAATACTTCTGATGCTGATAATGCTTTATCAAATATTTTTACTTGCCCTATTTCCCCATCGTGTGAAGTTGTATTTGTTTGATATCTGCCAATTCTTATTTGGTCGGAATTTTGTGCAAATGGATTTGAACCAGTATAAGTGTCTGTTCCATCTGATGAGCCATTTAAATATATTACTGCTGACGTTTCTTTAACATATACAAAAGCTAAATGGTAATAAGGTGTTGTGGTCAAACTTGTGCTTGTAGTAATGTTAATGGCTGTACCATTCGCTGTAGTATACATTTGCCAAACTATCTTATCGCTACTTGCGGGACTTTGTACAATCATACCAAACTCTCCACCTCCTCCAGTCAAATATTTATTCCAAATATATCTTTCTGCGGATAAATCATCAAACTTAATATACATAGTTAAAGTAAAATCTCTATCCCCTAAAGTTGTATATGGAACATCTACATAATTTGTAGAGCCATTAAAATCAAAATGAAAAGGAGTAGAGCCACCTTGAAATGTTGGCCCTTGTATATCTCCATTTATACCATTAGGATATTCTTTTTTTTGTGCTAAATAGTTTTGTGCTACTTGGGCTGAAGTAAGTTCTGCATTATAAAATTTTATATCCCCTATCTGTCCATTTAAACAATAACTTTGTGCTAAAGAATAATCTCCTATAAAAAGATTTGCACTATTACTGCCTAAAGTACCTGAAGATTGTGTGTCTTTTAAAACACCATCTAAATATATTTTTTGTGAATTATCACTTGCAATAGTTACAGATATACATTCCCATAAACCTGTTGTTGAATTACTGCCTGTTTGTGATGTTGCTTGACTACCACCTGTATCATTTCTTTGATACCTATAACCGTTAGAGCTTGTATATTCAATCTGCCAACCGTTACCCCCCCCAGCTTTATCCATTACAAAAGTTCTTGTTGTGTCATCTCTTTTTACCCACATTTCTAAAGAACGATTTGTTGTCATATCAAAAACGGAGTTATCAGGCATTTCTATATTATCTCCACTACCATCAAAACTAAAAAAATTACCTAATTCTTTATCAAATTGTGCATTGCTTATAGTACCTTGAATACCACCTACGCTATCATCCCAAGTGCCACTTGTATAATTAGCAGGGTCAAAATTAGCACTTAAATCTGTAGAATAAATAGAACTAAAACTTAAAAAACAATCTGCTCTAAAGTTTTGTGCTACTTCTGAATCTGTTAAGGTTGTATTGTATATTCTTAAAACAGACATTCTACCATCAAAGAAAACTCCTCCATCAGTTTGATTTCCTATAACAATATCTTGTGTAGAACCTGCATTTATAGCATTACTTGCTGTGTCGGAACTATCTAAGGTTCCATTTATATATAGCTTTACTGTAGATGCTGACCTTGTATATGCAAAATGAGTCCAAACCCCTGTAGAAAACGTACCTGTTGTATTATAAAAATTACTACTTCCACCATCTCTTTCTAACACAGTCAATTTGTTACCACTTATTACTTGAATTTGAAAAGATTTTGTTGTATTACTATTACCAAATTTCCCTACTATTACATCATCTACAGATATATTGTCAAAATTTATCCAAAATTCTATTGTATGTGTTTCACTTGAAAAATTTATAGGTGATGTATCCGTTGCACTTAAAGTTACTACATCATCACTTCCATCAAAATGAAAATAACCTCTTGTATCACTTTCGAATGTAGCACCACTAATTGAACCATCAATTCCACTTCCACTTATATCTTTCCAGTCGCCACTACCACCATAAGAAGTTGTATCACTTGCATTTAAATGTAGTTTTAAATTACTTGCTTTATCAGCTAAAGGTGTAACTAAATCGTGGTTGGCTATATCAAACCAAGTACCACTTCCGTTACCTGTATTAGCTCCACCACTTTCTATACTATCTTCATCGTTAGCATCAAGGTGAAGTATTAATCCTTGTGCTGAACTTGCACCACCAGAATCAGCTGCTGGATTTTGATGAAATAATTTTTTACCTAAAGACATTATAAATTAATATCGTAGTTAAAAACATCTATTTTTTTACTAATTGCATTAATTTCACTTTCTTTAGCAGCAAC